AAAAGCTGGCATTACCATTGTTACCAATAAGGACTTTTTGAGTACCACTGTCAATCATTTTGAAATTTGTACTATTCATAATCAGGTCCGCTCCCGTACCAAGAGTTACATCATCAATAAAGGAAGATGTACTATTTACTGTCATGACACCACCAAATGATGACGTGCCACCAACATTCATAGTAGTTACGAACGAAGAATGTCCTTGTACGACGAGTTCATCATTGATTTGCATTTTACCAAGGAAAGAAGATTCACCAAGCTTGTTGATGGATGCCTTAGTAGTCGAACCATCAATCATCCGAAACGAATTAAACCCATCAAGTGTATTTCGACAGTTGATATCATGAATTTCCATATTACCTGAAAAGCTGGAATCACCATTATTGTGAAGTATGACCTGTGATGTTGATGGATCACTGTACATCACGAAACTTTCCCCATGTACAAATACATTCGCGTCAACGGTTATGTCCCCACCGAAGGATGATGTGTCAGCGATTTCGAGAGTACTCTCCATCTGCATCGCACCCGTGAACGAAGAAGAACCACCGACTTCGAGGGTCCCACCAATATCAATGTCACCGGAAAAGGATCCCGTACCATCATTGCGGAGTATGACATTATTATTCACTATAAAACTTTCTCCATACACTGATACATTCGCGTCAATGGTCATGTCCCCACCGAAGGATGATGTGTCACCGATTTCGAGAGTACTCGCCATCTGTATCGCACCCGTGAACGAAGAAGAACCACCGACTTCGAGGGTCCCGGCAATTTCAGTGTTTCCACCAAATGATCCATTACCATTTGTTTCGAATAGGATGGTATCATTGTTAACACTGATATTCGTCGTCGCATGGACATTCCCATCGATACCTCGTAGGAGTGTAGATTGTACGAGTTCCTTAGTTAAATTATTGTATCCCATGATATTAATTGTGTTACTATCATCCGTTTGTACGGGTGAAATGACAAGCGTATCGGCTCGAGGGGCATTTAATCCCAAAGCGGTAGCATTAATAACGATGGAACGTTGAGTAGCATCCCCCTCTGCTTTCGTCCCAAAATTTTGAGAGTTAAAACCAAGTGCTATGGAATAGTCCCCAATATTACGCCCGGATTGTATACCGACAATAGTGGATTGAGTTCCAACATCTCCCGCCCCCGATTCTCCACCTATTGTGATGTTACTTGTAGTTGTTATACGGCTTTTTAGATCCGCTACATCGTCCTGTAGAAGCTGCCCCCGTGTCAGTGCCTCGAGTGATGGTGCGAGATCTAATTGTAACTGTGATATATTGGAAAAGTTTGATAAAACATTAGACTGTAAGTCTGAAACATTGGAAAATGTTCCATTAATAACCAGAGCATTAGATTCTTGACTGCTAACTACACCGTCGATACGATCGATATTTAAATATAGATCATCCTGTAAAATGGATATATTCGAGAAGTTGTTAGAAATCATAAGACTATTAGAGAAGTGTACATCTTCGAGCGTGTCGATTCGTCCGACATTTGAAGCAAAATCAGTTTTCAGAACTGTAATTGAGTTATCATATACAGCACCTCCAAGGTTAACTCCTGATAAAAAATTTTCTACATTGGTCAGGGTACTCTGAACATTTGATACATTCGAAGAAATATTTGTTGTGAGGCCTTCAAGAGCTGATGTTCTCGTGAATAGTGTTTTTGTATCACCAACATCAATCGTTGTGGCACCCTTTGCAATTACTGTACGATCGCCATTATCGTCAAGAACGTTATAAACGATTTCTCGAACTTGAGGTGTTTTACCGACCATGGCTTACTACATTAGTTTCCGAATAAAATTCCAGCCATTCCCTCCTGGATCCGCAACACGTTATAATTCACTGCATAAATTCGAATATCTTCACCCGTTCGTCCTTCACCGATGAGAGCATCACGAATTTGTATATGAACATTATCCAATCTACTGAAATTACATGACCCAGTAGACTTATAATCAGATGCGTTTGTACAGAAGTGGTATGCATAATATCGTGTATAGAATGGTGTATTGTAGAGTTCATTGAACGCTGATACACCAAAGTCGGAATGAAAGTAATTCTGTACGTTATGGAAATATGTCGGTGTCATACCTTCGAGAAGGTGTGTACCATTTAATAAAATATCGGCTGAATCAAAGGTGAAGCGATCCTCTATCACGTTACTCGATTTTGTGGGTATGCCAAAGAAAAGTGACTTGACTGGGTGATTGAATTGTGAGATATCATAATCGTTGTACCCTGGGGTAAGTTTCTGCTTGAGTGTTTGTGTTTGAGTGATGATGAAATCTAATTTTGTCGAGGTGAACCGTTTTCTTTCTGGTGCATCGAGATATACATAGTTACCGTATAACTTAGCGGAGAATGGTACGTCAAGGTTCTTCTTGAAGTTCACACGAACTTCGACTTGATGATATTGGAGAGCCACCATGGGGATGTATGAAGTCTTGCTATTGAAAAAGAATGTCAATGGGAAAAAGTTTGTGTTGGTGACTGAACACTTGTTGTTAATCTCCTGGGACTTGGTGTATGTGTCTGCCAAATAATTTTGATAGACGTCACTGATAAAATCAAATGGTTGGGAATCAACTTTCTGTCCACCGATGTATAAATCAATTATAGATCCTTGGAATCCTTCAACTAGATTCGTACCTTCAAACCATAATCCGGTGAGTAAATCACCATTCATTGGGATGACACACGCATCTTCAGCCAATGAATACTCTTTAATTAATTTAGGAGCCTGGGCAAAGTTTGTATGTCTGGTATATTTGGAAGTGAAGAGTGATGTTCCTTCACCACTCATGTAATAGACATCTTGAGCACCTTTCGAAACGAGTTGAACGAGTGCACCAGACATATCTATTAGATGTGTAGATTATAAAAATAGACACTTACCCTGAAATGGGTTCACTTCTTCCTTGTCTTCAACTGCGTCAATCCTAAATCCACCTTGTTTGTAGACCCGTAGTCGTTTCTTATACATCGCAAACAATATCGACCACTGATCGACAATATCGTAGATGTGTGGATTATTATTCTTCCCTGGCGTCTCTCGCATAACACGTCCTATAGATTGTTGAATGTCGGACTTGGGTGTAGCTAAGATGACAGTGTCCAATGTTGGAATGTCCAAACCTTCATGGGCTTGACTGAACGTCGCGAATATGATTTTCTTCTTTGAGGATGCTTCTAGATCAGCTTCTTTCATTCCACCCATATAGAGACCTGAACTTGTTGGGAAACATTTATGAAGAAATTCACAATGTTGTCGTCGATCACTGAGTACTAAAAGTTGTCTGGTACCGGAGGAAGCTTTCTTTACTAAATTGACCAGCATCTTGTTACGATCTCTATGTTCGACCAATTCCGTAATCATATTCACGAGTGAGAGTTGTCCATTACGTGTACACGGTGGTGGATTCCTAAACATCGGACACTCATATTGAACTGAAAAAACTTCAACCTGTCCTTGATTCTCACGTTCGACCGCAAAAAAAGTTGGACCCATAAACCAATGAAGTACTTTACTTAGACCATCTTTGCGAATAGGTGTCGCGGACAGACCAAATATATGACGAGGACACATCTTGAAGAGACTCTGACTGAAAACCTTCGCACAAATATGATGAGCTTCATCCACGATGACTGTACCGATACTATCAAAATCACCAAATGAATATTCCTTGAGTGACAGAGACTGGAGCATTGCAATCACAAAGTCACAGTCAACTTCTTTTTTATTCTGTTGAACGACACCAATTGTTGCTCCGGGACAAAACTGTTTAATACGTTCTCTCCACTGATCCGCCAAAAATTGTTTATGTACGACGATCATAGTTCTATATCCAAGAGTACATGCTATGGCCAGGGATACCGTCGTCTTCCCATAGCCGCATGGTAAAGAAAGTACACCGTGACCTGCTTTAATTGCTGCTGTGTGTGCTTCATTCTGGTGTGTGGCATCCCTGAGTTTTCCAGTGAACTTGATATTGGTCCTGGTGGGGGCTGGACGTTTATCCTGCGTTGGTTCTTCAATGGTACCAGTTCCATAGAATCTTGGAACACAGATTCCACTCTTAGCTGTTCTGTAAACCTTGAAAGGCGGTGGAGGAAATCCATATTCGTTATTGACGAGTGGCCTTACCGTTAGTTCTTTTTTAATTTCCGGTGTTGGACTCTCCAAGATAAGTCCGGTCCTCGTGAGGACTGTCATGAATTACTTATTTAAAGGGGACAAACTTTAAATGAGTAAATGCCTACTGTTGACTAACATCGAACAACTGACTCAAGAAGTTTTCAGACTTCAAGGTATGCTTTCAACCTTTGAGGGTTTCAAGAAAGGTGGTCTGACGACGATCGAACTTCCTCAAGATCCGAATGTTCAACCAGAGGAAGGTGAACAGGATGCGAGTACCCAAGAGAAGCCTGAATAATTTCCCACATTCCATACACCCTTAAAGTCGATGACAACATCAACTTCATCTTCCTTTATAAGAGACTGCACCGGACGTCCCCTGACTTCGCACATCACTCTCCTATACCGGAATGGAACCTTCACAGTGAGAACTTTACCATCGAGTGGATCATCAACACGTTGATTGAGAATGAGATGTCTCTTCGATGTATGCATACGTTCAACAATTTCTACGACTTTGTGGGGAATGATGAATCGAATATATTTTTTATCATTGAAGTCGTACATGGGTTCATGGATTGTTGCTACGAACTTCATCGTCTTCTTCTATATACCAATAGGATAAGTAAAACTATAAGTAATATGAATACATGTGTGATCATGAACGGTTCGTATGGACGACGAGTTCCAAATTGTTGATGACAGAAGGATCGACCAACTTCGATGGCTGCTTCGATACTTGAATAAGGTGTTTTTCTTGGGGACATCATACCACACATGGCAACCTTTTTAGATTTTCCAAAGAATGGAAGTTGTCCATTAGGATTTAATACTCCTGACGATTGATCAAATATCCATTGTGTCCCTTCCCATGATGCACCCCATCCGATCCGGATTTCTTTTGGTTGTACCAATCCAAGTTGTTCGATCACCTTTTCAATTAACTTTTCTTGATCCATCTGAACAACTTCTTCCGTGAGATTACAAATGACACAAGAGATTGTCTTCTTGTCTGGAAGAACAACAGGTTGAAGACGAAGTTCAGTATCCAATACATATTGAAGATCACTTGGTATATCCATTTCTTCATGGTATTCCAATATAATGTTGATGGCACCATACGTACTCGGACCAATCTTCTCTGTGGCATCTTCTCCCCAATTATTTTTAATGAGTTGAACTGCTGGACTGTTGTCAACACATAGGATGAGAAGTCCTTCCTTGACAAGCAATCCACTTTTGAATTGTGCAGCAAAACCATTATCCAAGTAGATGACATCTTTAAGTTCTGACCCAAATTGAAAGTTGACACCCTTATCTATGAGTGCTTGCTGCATGGCATCACACATCACTTTACCAGAAACTTTTTGTGTGTATGGAGAAGAAAGTCCAACATGATCAAAACTTTTGACGAATTCATATGCTGTCATGACATCCCAAGTCACACCATCTATGATGAGTGTAACAGCTTCTAAAAGTTTTTGTCCCTTTTCAGAAAGTTCTCCGACGGCATCTTGGAGTGACATCTTTTTATATTTCCATGGCATCGATAATACCTTGATAGCCAACGATGCGAGAGTCATGTAGTCCTTCGAAGAAAGATGTTCACGAATGATATCGGCATTATCGGTTTCAGCTTTTTCAAATATATCATCCCACTTGATATCCATTTCCTTGAATAAACTTTTTGTGTTGATAAATGCACGATCAAATACAATACGATGTGCGTGCATATCTCTTGTATCAACAGATGGTTCCCACCACGAACCACCTGCTGAAAGTTTTTTGTCGTAGACGAACACTTCATGGTCTGTAAACTTTTTCAGTTCCCACGCGATGGACATACCCGTAGGGCCTGCACCGACGATATGAATCTTCATTCTATTATTAGAATAGATATAAAATATCAGTAGAAAGTAGAATGTTATGTGTTGCTCAACACGTACCAATCAAACTTCCTAGTAGAAAGTTGAAAACATGGAAGTTTGCAGGTAAGTTTCTATGGAAGAATGCCACTGTACAAAACAAAAGAGAGCTTGGTCAATGGACGAAGGGGGAACTTCTCGAACTCGGACCAACATTTGTAAAATTAGGCCAGATCGCTTCGACGAGGGGAGACCTCTATCCTCCAGAATTTACAAAAGAATTAGAATCACTTCAAGATGATGTCCCACCCGTAGAATTCGAGACCGTCATAGATTATGAGATTTTCAAAGAATTTGACCCTGTA